CATTTACAGCCTCCATCATTTGTTTACGTGCATCTTCTTTTTGTTTTTTATCTAATTTAATTAAACAATCTGCACAACAAAACTTATCTGCAAACATTGCGAATGCACTTTCTTTTGTCGTACAAAAATAACAATCTGATCTCGTCATTATCATTTCTTTTACCTTTTTATGTTAATAAATTAATTATTGTACATCTGCACGAAACGTGAGCAGGTGGTGTCGGTGCAGTTTCAATTGGAAACTTTCTTCCATCTAACCCTGCACATATTGAACAAGTTCTATCTCCTATACTTGCAATCCATACAACTTCTTGTACTCCTTGATTTTTGAAATGTTCAACTACACCTAAACTCGCCATTCGTGTAGATTCTGTTCTTGCAATAATAACACTTCGATATTGTTTACTCATCTGTAAAATCTTTTGACCTTTTTTATTAAGAGATAATTTACCATTCTTAGTGCGAAACAAATTTTTAGGAGCAACATTCTTTTCAATTTCTTCTGCTAGCTCTCTTATAGATAATTCATTTTGAAAACCATCGCTCATTGTATTCCGTAACTTTTCAACATCTACATCAGTAAACTTTCCTGCAATAATTTCTTCTTGTGTTGTTGCTTTTAAATCATTAAAAGGATGTGTTTCAATTACACTAAAAATAGCACCAAGATATTCAAGAAAATTAAAATTAAGCCATTCTTGTAATTTGTAATCCTTAGAACTTTCAATTAAATTAATTGCACCGCATCCGTCACAACAAACTAAACCAGAACATAATTTAACAACTTTTTCTTTATTTTGGCAACAGCCACATTCAATTTTCATTTAAACCACATTTCCTATAACGAAATTTTCATATCGTTGTATTAATTGTTCTTTCCTATTTTCACCAGGAATGATTGGTAACGGAACAGTTTCTTCTCTATCTCGTTCTTCTTGATCAGTTTCTAATTCTTTAACATTTAACTCAAGTAATTCAGCTAATTCTTTTTCTAACATACTTCGTAAATTAAAATCAAGCATTGGATTTTTTAATATTTCAGTAACAACTTTTACACGTTCATTCTTTTCTTTCGTTGAAGGTTGTCCCCATTGAAATTCAACATGAACATCTAATCCGTTCGCATTAAGAATTCTTTTAAAGATTTTAGTTTCAATTACTTTCTCAATTTCAGATTGTAAAGATTCAATTCGTCTTTGGAAAGCTGCAATTTGTACTTCTGCTAATCCTTCAGGGATATTACCTCTCCCCATTATAACTTCTGGAACTTGAAATGTAAAAAATAACATATCTTCATCATGTTTAAGTGGTATGTCAAATTTCTCTCCAATATTACCAAAATCAAGAACTTTCATATCTACTAACCAATCTGTCGCCCAATTTTGTCTGTTGTTAAGCGTTTCCATTTCCTGTCCGAACGCAGTAACATCACTTGGTCGTGGTTGAAATTCTTCACTACCTAATTTCGCATGAATAGGCGTTGTTGCTTTTCTATGCATTAACATATGCATATCTTTTTGTAATCCAATAATTTGATTTAACATTAACAAAGCTGGAGATACAATTCCTAATCCATATGCATTATCTCCCACAATATTAAGTGGTAACACTGCAACTTCAAAAGGTTTAAATGGCTCAAAATCATTCATTGATAAAGAAGAAGTGGTTTTACCTCTATTAACAATTTTAAGTTGATTAATTGATTCAGTTTCTCCATAATCATCTCTTTTAATATACATCCATTTAGAATCAAGAATCTTAAAATCGGTTGGTTCTTCATTTTCTTTACCCGCCATTTCAAGATATCCAGTTCCTTTAATAAGTGCTTCTTTTACCCATGCTCTTAACAAAGAATCAAAATTGTTATCAATCAAAAATTTATCAATCAACTGTTTTGCTTTCTCATTCTCCGTTACAATAAAGAATCCTGGACCAACAAGGAAATCAATATATTTATCAACGACTCCTGTTACCATTCCATATGTTTTGTAAAGATTTTCAGTAACTTCCATCTTAAAAAGATGTTCTTCACCAAGATCTTTCGGCATACGAACTTCTTTTTTTACAACTTTACCTTTAAATTGTTCATTAATAGAATTAGGTGTAAATTTAGCTTCGCCGAGAGTCGGTTTGTAATTGTACGTTTGTTTCGGGATAACGGATGCGGTTCGTTTAAACTCCCAATTGAATAATTTCATGAACAGGAAATGTTATGAAATAGAATTAGTTTTTTTAATTAATAAATATTTAGTTATAAATTATATAATCGTATAGAAAATTAATCATTTGATATTTAACAACATTCTTTACACTCCCAATATTCAATTCTTTGCCAACCACGAAATAACCACCAAATTTTGTATATAATCCATCTTTGCGGTGATGTGTAACAAAATATTTTCCAGAAATTGTTTGAAAATTCTATTTGACAATTCTTTTTACTCAAAAAATCTTTCTTTTTTATATCAATCCGCCACGTCCACCTTAAAAAAATATATTTTCTTATTGTTGAATAGAAACATTTACTTATTATCTTACTGTCACTTTTCCTTATACGAACATTAAAATCTTCGCCGCAAATAATACATGATCTTTTAACATCAATTGTTTTTCTTTCTATCATTTTAAAATGGTGGGGTCACGGTGAATCGAACACCGAGCTGATGGTTTGGAGCCAACTATTTTGCCATTAAACTATAACCCCATAATTTCTATTCCATGTTTTTATTCTATTTTTCAATTCATTTAATGTTAATGAACATTTATCTCTTTTAGATACATTTTGTTTATGTCTAAGCAATTGACAATTCGCTGGATGAGATATTATATCAGCATTGATATTGTTTTTAAAACCATACATCACATATACCATATGGTCTCTACTAATTCCATTTTGATTATTGCCATGATTTTTTGCTTTATACCATCCATATTTTTTTATTAGATCTAATTTATATTCATTAGGGAAATTCCAAAAATTAAATTTAAAATCACATTTTTTCCTATATAATGTTAATTCATCCCAATATTTTGCAGCTTCTCTAGTTTTATGTCTTCCACGACATGTCGTGGAACAAAATATTCTTTTACTCGCTTTATTAATTTCTAATTCTATATCACAGTATAAACAATTAATTTTTCTTATTGTAGTTAAAGCCTCTCTTATTTTTCTTTTAATTTCTTTTGTTCTTAATCTTACATTAGCACATGTTCTTGTGCAATGTTTTCTATACTTACCTTTTTTATATTTATATTTTGTTATTTCCAATTCAAAAGATTTATTACATCTTAAACATTTAATATTATACTTATCATATATTTTTTTATGTAATGTCGTGGAAGCTTTTTTATATTTTGCAACAACATTCGGATTTGCTTTACAAGATGCACAGTGGCATGAAAATTCTTTCCCATAATTATAATATATTATTTTTTTGCAATATTTGCATTGTTTCTGTAACATATTAAACGTTAAATGCTTCAAGTATTTAAATGTAGTGGACGAAACGGGAATCGAACCCGTGTCTTCGGTATTTTTGTTTTTATGAAATGCAAAACCGATGTGTTGCCGTTGTCACTATTCGCCCATAAAGAGCGCCGACGTCCGGATTCGAACCGAAATGACTATTACAGCCCTGGATTTCAAAACTGGGCTAATGTTTCCATTCTGGGCACAGTAGCAGTCCAGTGGATTAACCTTTCTCCCACATCGGCGTGATTATGAATAGGAATGGACAGAATTGAACTGTCGGCTGAGGATCATGAGTCCCCCATGTTACCATTACACTACATTCCTATGAAAGTTCATACCGCGAATTGAACACGGGTCTACTGGGTTGCAGCCAGTCGTCTTACCATTTGACCATATGAACATTGGAGCCCCTACCGTGGAATTGAACCCGGATCCACTCGTTACAAGCGAGTAATTTTACCATTAAACTATAAGGGCATATTGTCTTAAGTTTTCGTCTCAAAATTTTATTAGAATTAATCATTGACGATTAAAAGATTAGCAACTAGATGAGGCTACCGTACAGGTCCACTTCATTGTTGCATTAATCATTTTAATCTAAACTCATATCCGTCTACCTATGAAAATATGTAATAGTATATAAACTTTATTATGTTGTATTATATAATAGTAAAAAATGATAGTGGGAGGATTTGAACCCCCGAACCACTAAGGACCAGATATCTTAGCAAACTTTGCCTCTTGACCGAGTTGCCTCTTAAGTCTGGCAGGTTTGACCAAACTTCCCTACACTACCATGTACGCCGACGCTTGGAATCGAACCAAGTCATTCTGGTCCCTGCTTTAATAAATAACAGCCAGATGCATATACCAATTTGCTACGCCAGCATAAGTGAGCCCACCGAGATTTGAACTCGGATCCCGTGATTAAAAGTCACAAATTCTAACCAAATTAAACTATGAGCTCATGAGTCTTCTTGCCGGAATTCGAATCCAGATATGCAGGGTTACAGCCTGGTGTTTTACCATTAAACTACAAGAAGAAGTTGGGGGTTGATGCGGGCTCTAACGATAGAGCTTCAGTAAATTGTTCAAATACTTTGATCCGCTTATGATTCCCATTCAAAGTTAAAATATAAGGTAGTATATAAACTTTATTATACTCCATTATATAATAGAATAAGGATGTGTCAACTGGATCTTTGGTGTCATTCTCCGTAAGCGCTTTACGGCTTTCCCCTGAGTCCACTCCTGAACCTTTCAATTCAAGCATCCTCACTATTAAAAATATTTATATATATTTAAATCTTTTGTTTTAATAATAAAAGATATTAGAATTAATAAGAACTTGAGCTTTATAATTATTAATTGAATATAGTTTATCTAAAACAATCAAAGATAATTTATTATTTATTAAAACACTCTGTAACTTATGTTTTTCTTCATCAGGAAAATACCCCTTAATTTCTATATAAATATTATATTTTGGTAAATAAAAGTCGGGATAATATTTTCTTTTTTCATTTTGTTTATTATAGTAACTAAACCACTGAGTAAAATTCTTTTTACATTCAATATTTAGCATCTCACACCTCATCATAAAATATTTTTCCCATGAACTGTCCAACCATACACCTTTATAATAACCAGATTTATAATTTCTAACTGAACCAGGATTATAACCTCCTGTTTTACCTTTCAAAATTGTTTTATTATATTCACCAACACACTTAGGGTGACCGCATGTAAATTTAAAAACTGTAATTTTTACAAAAAAATGTTTACTACAATATTTACAAACTTTTTCAATCCTTTTGACTTTTATCTTCCCCTTTAATTTTTCGCTCCTTTTTCTATTAGATTCTTTTGTTTGAACTTTACCGTTAGCACAACTTCTTGAACAATGTTTTCTAAATTTATTTTTTTTAAATTCGTTGTCAGTGCAAAAAATTTTATATGATACATTACATTTGTGACATTTTAGGTTTCGTACGTTATTTAATAAAATTAATTCTCTTTTCTTTTCCATAAGTTGTTTTCTTCGTTCTATGTTTTTTAAATTTTTATAACAATTACCAGAATGTCCACAATACTGATTAACATTTTTATCACTAAATTTTTTATTGCAATACTTACATATCCAAACCATAAGCAATAAATATTTTCATAGTATATAAACTTTTCGGTGGAATATATAATCGAACCATTAAGAAGCGGATCTACCGGGACTTGCACCCGGTTCGAAGGATCGACAATCCAACATGCTACTACATACACCACAAATCCATAAATCAATGGAGACAGAGGGGAATTGAACCCCTTCCATTTGGACCACAACCAAACATGCTAAGCCTTTACACTACTGCTCCGTTAAGTTTTCATGAATCCCAATCGTCATCAAATGGCATAAATAAATATACCATTAATGCTTGAAATTGTTCTGTGCTGATTGTTGGATTCCAAAGATGACGCAGATTTCGTCGTAATTGTTTCATCTCTGCATTAACTTGTTTCCAATTAATTTCATGCATCTTATTAATCTCAAAGGTTTTTCCTCTAAGACGATTATGTAAACATTCTTTATCAGCAAATGTTAATCCGATTTTACCTCGATGATAATTTTTATGACAAAGAGCACATAATGTAATACAATTACGTTCATTATCTTTTCCACTGTTCTTTTGGAATCGAACATGATGCATTGTAAGAGATTCATCTATTCGTTCACACTCTACGTTTTGACAAGTGAACTCATCTCGTTGAAATACTTTACATTTTACAAGATATTTATTATATACAGTTTCTTTAATTTCTTCTGTTAAAAGTTTTGCAGCATCCCATTTATCAAAATACTCTTGCTCGTTCATTACATCTCTAAATACTTCATATGTCATTTTAAATATGGTGGGCTTGCCGGGAATCGAACCCAGACATACCGATCTTCAGTCGGTTACACTCCCTTTATGCTACAAGCCCATTAAGTGGACGTGAAGGGTTTTGAACCCTCAATCTTCCGAATTCTTTGAACAGCTAAGGGACATATAAATCCCGGATAGTTCATATCAGTCGGGTGCCTTAACCGTTTAGCCACACGTCCATGGTAGGCTCGGAGGGAATCAAACCCTCATCTCGTGGTATCTTCGGATTACATACTAGCCATGTTCTCACATCGAAGCCACGTATCCGATTCACTAGACGACGAGCCCATTAAATGGTTGCACCGGGAAGATTCGAACTCCCGTCCCGAGATTCAAAGTCTCGTATCCTAGTCCACTGAACGACGGTGCTATTGGGATGCGAGGATTCGAACCCCGATCTTGCGAGTCCAAGTCGCAGGTGTTGACCATTATCACTACATCCCAGTGAAGTGAGCATGCCCAGAGTTGAACTGGGAGATCCTCGGTGTAAGCGAGGAAGGTTACCGTTACATCACATGCTCATATGTTGAGTGCGTCTGGCGGGATTTGAACCCACAATTTTCGGTATCTCCTAATTAATGGAAGCCGAAGGTTTTACCATTGAAACTACAGATGCGTTATTTTTACATTTATCAAGATGATATCTTTTCATAGCTCTAACACCACCTATCTTGCTACAATTGATACATTTGATTTTTTCTTGTTTTATTCCTTTTAATGCATTACTTATTTTCTTTTTTGTTTCTTTTGATGGAATTTGTTCTTTTGCTATTTTTTTCATATGTTGTATAAATTTACTTCTATTTGTTTTGGACCAATGGTTTTGCTTCATCTTCCTTCTCGTTTCTTCTGAAGGATTAAGACACCCTCTTTCAATTCTAGTTTTAATCATTTGCCTAAGAGATTCTTTTTTATGTTTTTTCCCTTTAAATTTTGAAATATTATTTGTATTGATGTAATTAAAACCACCATGCCCACCTAAACACAAATTATAAGTATCAGTTCTTTTACAAAAACTTTTATTCACTATTTCTTTTTCTTTTTTATTAACTTCAGTTTCTGTAGCATATATAAATAATATTTCTTTTGTAAAATTTTCTATACCAAATAAATTTATATCTTTTTGTAATAACGCTCCTGATCCTAAATATTTATCATTGATATTTTCTGTTTTGTGTTTACCAATGTAAATTTTATTATTAATTTTATTTGTTGTTTTATATATTATATATACCATTTTAATGAATTGAACAGTTTAAGTCATGTTCAGGACTTTTGGTTGTGTCACGCGGACCGACTTGGTATCTCACCACACTGTTGGACGGAATATAATACCCCCTGCGGGAATCAAACCCGCGCCTCTTGATCGAAAGTCAAGTATCCTTTCATTAAACGAAGGGGGCATAATGTTTTCGTGTTTTGAAAACGTCATTCAAGTTTTGTCAGAAATCATAAACACGAAAATCTTATTGGTGATTAAACTGCGGTCTATCAAAGCCCACTCGTTCAATTCCAAATATGATATTTGTGTTCATGTTACATAAGAAATATGTAATAGTATATAAACTTTATTATAATTTATTATATAATTGGGAAAGCCTTTTTACATCTTGCTCAGGATGTACTCGAGGTGGTTAAGAAATCATAATCCACAAGCTTGCGACCTTAGGGGGAAATTCATTAAGAACCGTGCAAGTTTCCCGACACACCCATAGTTTCGCATTGTGGACTATGATTATGATTTAAATTTCAGTAAGTATTCCTTGAATGAATCCAACTAGACTTATTTTATTTTTCATTTTTCTTTCTCCTCATTAAGTTTTTTTCTACAGAACACACAATATATTTCTGTCTGTTCATTAAATTCTATTTTACATAATCTGCAAAGTCGTTTAACTGGCATCTTTTTTATCTACTACAATAATCTCTAAGTTATTTGGATTAATTCCCCAAGAACTTTGCATACCTTCATCTGATTTTCCAGGTTTATAAACAATAGCAAGTCCCGTTTGTCCTATGTATCCAAACTCTACTTTTTCATTATGAATATTATCAAAATATATCTCGCCTTGTTTTAATCTCGTTTGGTGATATTCCATTTCTTTATCATTCATATTTTTTCCACCTTTCATTAAATTTTCGTTCTTCTTCTTCACAATACTCACTGAACATCTTAAATGCAACGTCGACTGAATGATCCCTTTCTAGTTCTCTGAATTTCCCTATCCAAGGCAATGCTATCTCTGGCATATTCATATATAATATTATATAATTTATAAATGTTTCGGTGTTATAGTATATATTTATCCTATCATAGGTCTATATGCCTTTGCACGTTCAGATCTTGGAAGGAATGCCATGCAAGCAAGAGCGCAAGAATCCGGATAATCATCATGGTACCCAGGTCCATCTGGATGTTGACATTTCCATAGATTCTGTTTGATTTCTTTAGTTAAATCCAGCATCTGTTTAATAAACTTTTCTTTATGCCTTGAATTCTTAACTGGAAACTTAAATACAGCCTCTTGAATCAAGTGACCACCTACATATTTGTTACTCATCAACCGATGCAGATTTTTATACATCTCATCTTTAGATTTAGAAGAGAAATGCACTCCAACAACTTTAGTTCTTGTTCCACGGAACTTAGCTTTCAACATATCAACCGCCATATCTTGATTCCCAGTGGAATCACAATGCACGGTTTCCATTGAAGTATATTTATTTTGAATTAAATAACTTATCTCTTCAATCTGCGAAGCATAATCGTCGCCATTCCATTCATACCATTCAACGACTTCACTTAAATGATTAATGACGGTCATTACAGTACTGTCGGAAGCTTTCCCCCAATCTATCCCAGCATACACTGGCTGGATACCTTTATACTCATGATCAATAATGTAATCGGCTTCAAGTGCCATCAAAAGTTCATATGTAATGAATTGTCCTCTCTCTAAGATCCACTGTAACATATATTGTGTTTTAAACTCATCACTGTCTTCACCGATTTCTCGTTTACGTTTCTCAATATGTTTATGATAGTTGAGATGAATGACATCTCCGGTCTTATCAAATAGTTCCTGCCTTTCTTTCAAAACTAAATCATAAGGAAAAATGAATTTATTAGTAAGAGGTAACTTTTCAATATGTTCCAGGAATCTACATTTACGATAACCGCCTACACCAATCCATACTTCTGGAGCGTTCGTACTTGCACCCATTGGACTAATAGCTTTATCAAAAACTTTATCTTCAACCGCTTGTCCTTCATCCATGATAATTAAATTTAACGTCTTGGATTCTTGGTTAGAAGTTGGACTTGCAGTCATACAATAAACTGTACAAGGAGGATATCTATCTGACCCCATTCTAATTTCATTTCCATTAAATGTATCAAGAATAAAATCATATCCTTTACTATCACACTTTTTTAAGAAATCCCTCAGCATATTAAATGCTGATTGTGCTTGTTGTTGTTGCGGAGCAAAGAACCCAACATTAAATTGAGGAGTCGTTCTGATATCAAACTCTTGAGCTAACCTATTATAATACAAAAGCAAGAAAGCTACTGTCCAAACTACAACTGTTGTTTTACCACTTTGCCTGGTCCATTCTGTGACAACTGTTTCTCCAGTATTTTCGAAAACAATCTGAATAATCTTATCACTAAACTTTCGTTGATAATTAAAAATGTCTAATCCGGTTGTTTCTTTAACAAATATATCTCTTAACTTAAATATCTTCTTAAATTGCCTTTCTGTAATCATCCTAATATTAATTCGCCATCATCATTAACAATTATAAGTGAAATATGTTTATCTTTTAGAAAAGTTCTATCTATCGTTGTTGCAACATGATATCCTTCTTCAATTAATTCGCAAGCTATATTCCATTCTTCTTCGCAACCTGCACATGTTTTTATTTTAATCCAATCTCTTAATCCCATTTTTGAAACCCCACCATTACTCGCGCCATTCATTAGTAACTTTATATGCCGATTCACTTTGTCGACCAACATTAATAATTTTTTCAACCGAATCTACTACTCCATTACTCCTCATTCGTTTAATTTTAGAATAGATATTGCCGATATTAGTGTTTAACTTATTAGCAATTTGTTTCGCAGTTAAATGTTCATTAAACTGGCACATCCATATCCTCAATTCATTTTGATTCATTTTAAAAGTTTTTCTGACCACAATATGAAAAACAATAACAGAGCTATTTTCCAATTCCACCAAAATGCAATGACCCATGCTGGAAGTCCTATGATTAATCCTACAATAATATTAATTTTTTTAAAATTCGCTAACTTTTCCTCTTTAGCTTTCATCTCAGCCGCAAGTTTATCAAGCTTATCAAGCATTTCTTTTTTAGTATTATGTTCTTTTAATACTTCTTTCACTTCAGATTGATTTTCCAAAGTACCTAAATCTTCTTCTGTTATATCTAACGGATCCGCTGCGTTTCCTACTGCCATATTTGATAAGTTCCTTATCTTTTTTTTTCTTCCCATTTTATATCACCAAACAAAAGTTTATTAACCATAAATATATTCCATACCATATTAATATTGTAACGGTTAATGCAAACATCCATCCAAGGAATGTAATCATTTTTTCTGAAAAGAAGGCTTTCATTACTGACATTTTAAAATCACCTCAAAAAATAAAATTACATTACTTACTTCAATACATCTTCTCATTTTAACATCCTTCTCTTTTTAAATTATGATGATAAGTTTTAATCCATCCATTCTTTGCTACCAGTTGCGGAATCTTATCATTCTTTATAAATTCTAATTCCTTAATAAACTTTTCCCTTCTTTTAATCGCTTCGTCAATTTGTAAATTCGGTTTACGTTCTTTCAATACATCCATATGCGCTTCAGCACGCAGTTGTAATTGTCTCTTTGTATAACTCACACTCATCACCTTCCTATATCTTTAATTTTATGTTTCTTACACATCCATTTTGCAAAATCGTAAGTGTAAAGTGGTTCGTTTTCATTCGTTACTTCGCACACATAACAAAATCTCCTTGTACTAAGTCTTCCGTCTGATATCAAAAAATGTTCACGTGTCATTTCATCACCCAATTGATAACATTTGACTCTTCATTCCTTTACACTTACAATTCGGAATCCATAAATACTTACTTATCTCTTTCGCAATTGAATCATACCCATTAACAAAATTCACTTTACATCGAGGACATCTTGGCACTCCAGTCTTTTCAAGATGTTCAAGTTCAACTCGTATCTGTCTAGGTATATCGTCTTTAACACATTCTGCACAATTTAATTTGTTATGTATAAGATGTTCATTATGTCTTTTAATCCCAGTTCCTTTACCACAAGTTTTACATTTAGCTTCTTTCATCTTTATTTTCTTCATACAACTTTCTTTGTTGAACTACAGAATCATATAAACAGCGAGGTTGTTGATTATGATACGGTAATCCATGACTTGAATATTCACAATCACTATTAGCCATTCTGCAAACATATGTATTTCCGCTTCTCAACCTGAAATTCATCTTCGGTACACATAATTCCATTAAAGTTTTATCAGTCATTTACTCAACCTTTTAATTTTCTTTCTGATATCATTCGCAATCTCACTGTAAAACATTCCTCTCTTACCAAGTAACTTCAATTGATTATTAAGAACAATAACATTATTCGTATCTGCTAAATGAATCTTTTGTCCACCTGATTTATTTTCTAGTGTTATCATTTTATTTACTATGTGTGTGAGATGACTTCCACAAACTGCTTAATATTATATACAGACAGAACATATGCCAATATCCAACCACTGGTAATCCGAAGATGTACGGTATTGTATAATTCCATGCCCACATTAATGGAAACGCCCAAAGGAAACTGAAAGCAGCAGTAAATAATATTGTCCCAATCGCTGCTACACCTACCCAAATAATCTCTTTAACATCTTTCATACTCATTTTATCTCACCATATCCTTTATTGCATTAAGATCCTGAAAAATCTTTACAATAAGATTTTCTTTACAATCTGTATACAAAGTTGTACTCATTTCTTCTAAACGTGTTTCACATTGTGGTCTTTCTGCTTCAGCAACACAATTTCCTGTTGTTAAACTGCTTCCTTTAGTAATTAATAAAAGCAATTCGCTTGATAATCCTTTCAATTGTATCAAAGCTGATTTGATATATTGAACATTATCCTCCACTAATTCCAATTCAGATTTACTTCTTTCTTCAGTACATTTATCTTCTTCCATTTTTATATTCCTCCTTACAAATATTCGGTTTAGGTATTCCACTAATCCTTAGTTTAATAGCATCCCATAAAGATAACTTAACGTTAACTTCAATATTAATTTCTTGATTATTTGCCATTATACTAATTCTTCAATTACTCCAAACACTTCTGCTATCAACCATAACCATCCAGCAATCATTACCAAATTGATTCCTGTTGCAATGAGACAACCAGCACCAATCATACGTAACAAATTTTTAACTAGGCTAGCATAGAAATGTCCTTTGTCTGGATCTTTAGGTGCCACCTTCCATTCATCACAATCATTATTTTTTAATGAGGGAGTTCTAAAATATTCTGCCTGATAATCATCTATAAACTTCTTTTGTTGTAAATAAGGATAGTTGGTCTTTACTCCATCAATGTAAACACTTCTAACTATCGGTATACCCCATAAAGAACCAACAGATGAATTCTCTTTCACTAAATTATGTGCATGTCTTAATGCTTCCATAGTTATATCATTTTTCATTTACATTACTTCCTTAAACCATCCATCTTCCAATCCAAACAATCTAAACATTCATTAGTTTTCTTACCGATTGATTTATGAGACTGACATTCAGTGCATCTTGGTATTCTTGGTGCAGGATGATATCTTTTAACATCAACTCCTTTTTCTTTCAATATACATGCTGCAGCATCTCCAATACCAACACTACTCATTTTAATATCAGTTACACCTAACTCAACTAAATCAGCTACTAAATCTTTTAATTTACATTTTAATTCCATTTTCTTCCTCCTCATTCCAATAATAAGTATTATAACATTTCGGACAGCTATAAGAACAATGACCAAAAGGCATAAATGCTTTTATAATATCATACTGACAACATTTCTTATCACAGTAATAGATATTATGTGTGTCAGCAAGTAACACATCACAATCTGGACATTTTAAACCTATTTTAATTAAATGTAACTTTCCCATTATTCTTCCCCTCGCTTGAGTTGGTCTGTAACGTTATTGATATGTTTACAATGATTACAAATAAAATTATCTTGAATCTCACAAGTTTCTGGAGAATAACATAACCTATCTTTTAATTTGGTTGTCATCTCCTCAATCGTGGCGAGATAAGCATATCTACAGTTTATATGATAAATCTTTGAATCTAAATTTTCTAATCTTTTACAATAAATACATCTCTTTTCTTCCTGTGCATGTGTGATTTTATCAATTTTCTTTAACAGTTTGGGTTGTCTTATTAGGACATCTTTTTCAATACAGGTTTCACACTCTTCACAAGGAACTGTACAAAATTCTTTGTTCTTTTGATGTTTATAGCAAAGTGTCATTCTTCCCTCTTGAGTTGGTCTTTAACTTTCAAAGATTTTGCCTTTTCAAAATGAGATGATAATGCGTGTCCTAATAATGGCGTAAAAGTTCCATCTGCTTGTTTAAATAATAAATTTTCACCAAGACAATGTCTACATAAATATTTTTTCGCTAATCCTTCATCTATTAATTCTTTCATTCTAATAGTCCTCCAATAACAGCAATTAATACTACATCTGGCATCCAAGTGATTAATAAAAGTAATAAAGCCCAATTAGATATATGTCCAAATGCTACTCCTGCTATTAAAGCTAAACTGATTATCATTCTTCATCCTCATCATCGTCGTCTTTAGCAAACAAAGCCTTGACCATTTTATCTGCAGTGTCACCACCAACATGAACGTGCTGATGTCGTTGAGAACCGAACTTTAGTTTAAGTAATTCGTTATTATATTTAAGTGCTTGTTCTGCATATTCTTTCGTATAAAATTTTGGTAAACCATGAGTTAAAACTTCGGCTTTTCTTGCCATCTCAGCATCGATCATTGATTGTGTGATTAAAGACTTTTGTAAACCAAATGCATCACCATCTCTGTCTTCTAACACAAACATCATTTTAATTCGATCAATCTGCTCTTTAGTATCATATACACATTTAGTTCTGTTTTTTTTATAAAATTTACATTGTGCAGGAATAGTTATTTGCATTGTTTTATTACCAATAGTCCTTTTTTCAACTCTTGGAGCCATTGGACATCCTTGACATTTACTAACTAACTGCATTAATTTGGAACTACTTCCATCTTTTAATAATCCACTTGATATAACCGATTTCAATTTCCCAATGGTTGTTTTTGGTCCTGTTTTCGGCGCGGTAGCTATATTCGGGTTACCTCCTGGTCTTCCTGAATTTTCATTCCCTACCATTTAAATCATCTTAATTTTTTTCATTATCTCTAAGCTTTGCCAAGGGTAAATAAAATTTACTCCATGGTTTCCGTAATCTGTCATTAATAAAAAATCATATCCTAATTGATAACAGAATGCTGCAAATAAAGCTGTTTTTCCGATTGATGAAGGAGCACTGGGTAAAAAGGGAGTACGCTTCGGGCTGGATTTGCTGGGTGGCATGCATATGGTTTATAAGGCTGACCTGTCCAAGATAGAATCGGGTGAGGAAGCTAATGTTATGGAGGGAGTGATGGCG